AAGATTAGACAAAGTTCCAATAGTGGGCGCATCCGGCGCTAATAACGGATTAAAACCCGGACGTATAAACCCACCAATACGGTCACCTATAGGCATGGCCTACTCCTTACTAATCTTCAATTACTTCATAGCTTATGGTGTAAGCAATCTTGCTCGCTGTCCCACTTGTGACGATAATTGACTTATCTTCCATCAAGTAGATCGCAGTAGTCTTATCTACAACAATCAACGAGGCATCCGCCGGTACTGAAACGGTGGAAACAATTGGATAAACTGTACCAGCCCCAGCATCTTGAGTGGTAATAGAGACAGTAGTGTTCACCGCACTGCTTCCGTCTACATTTGCGGCGACAATCTGATTAATTTTATAAACCTTTCCGCTGGCGGCAGCATTGTCCAACAGTACGTTAGCCGCTGTGTCACTAGGGGTAAGGTATGATGATTCACCTAAGATACTTGTTACATTTACTATATTGGGATTTGCCATTTATATTTCTCCTAGAAACCCATTACCATCGCAAGTGCGATAGAAAGTCCTGCTGATACGCCGGGGGCGGCGGGTGTACTTGATGCCCACGTTCCACCTGCACTTGTCAATACATTACCCGCCGTGCCGGGAGCAACCACTTGAACAGCGGATGTGCCATTACCCAGAACTACGTTATTTAGTGTTAATGCAGTAGCACCCGTACCACCGTTGGCTACTGGGAGAGTTCCTGTGACCTGAGAGGTCAGATCAACTCCAGATAAAGTTCCACCTAAAGTCAGAGTACCTGTAGTAGTAATAGTACCCCCCGTTAGGGTAATGCCGTTGACCGTTCCAGTGGTAGCTACAGAAGTTACGGTGCCTGTACCTGTTTCCGTAGGGTTAGCAAGAGCAACTGCTGCACCTGCTCCAGCACCGTCAGTGTACAGCCAAGTCTTTTCACCTGTGGCTATAGTAACTTCAGCGCCTGAACCTTGTTTTATTATGATTGATTGTCCACCCGTTGTAGCGTTCTCAACCATCCACATTTTACTAACTGTGTTAGGGCCAATAGTTGCTGTGCGAGTGCTCGTTAAAGAAACGCCTGAAGTGAACTTTAAATACAGTGCCCTGGTTCCATCTGCTGTAGCATCAGGCATTGTAAATGTCTCGTTAGAATCGGCTGCAAAAGCTTTAGTGCCGTACCCTAGAGCATCGGTTATAAGTTCCAGGTTGGTATTGGTAGACGTGCCCCACGTACCATCCTCATCTCCGGTGGTTATTTCTTTTAGCCTTAAATTATTTACATAAGTTGCCATGATTAATTCCTATGCCGCTGTGTCTATGTCTATCCAGTTAGGGTCTTGTGAAACATCTATGCTTGTCCAACCACCACGTATTATAGTTCCTATTGCGCCTGTTCCTACTACCCCCGTGGGAAAAATATTTGCACTTCTTGTGTTTGTTACCGTGCCTATTGCACCTGTTCCTACTACTGTTCCTTGCGTAAATATAACTGTAGGGGTTACTGCTTGTACAGCTCCAGTTCCAGCTACACCTGTGGGGTAAACAATCCAGTCGTAGGATGGTGTTGCTGTACCTATTTCTCCTGTTCCTACTACTCCGTTAACACTAATTTCAGAACCTGCACTAAAAGTAGTTGTACCTATTGCGCCTGTTCCTACTACTCCGTTTGGTACGATTGAATCGCTAGTGTTAGTGCTAACACTGTTTATTTGTCCTACACCTTGAACCCCAGTAATAGCAAAACTTGGTACTATTGATGGGGTTCCTACTGCCCCTGTGCCTTCTACCCCTGTTGGAATAGTGAGGTTGCTGTAGTTCGTTACAACAGTGCCTATTGCCCCTGTTCCTTGTACTCCTGTTGGGTAAGCTATGCTGCTGTAACTTACAACAACCGACCCAATAGCACCGGTACCAACTGTGGAAATGCCGTTAGCACCCCATGCTTCTTCACCCCACCCACGAGCACCCCAGACAGCACCAAGGTAGACAACGGTAGCGGGAGCGCCACCCCATTGGTTAAACCCCCATGCTCGTTCGCCCCATCCGGTCACCACAAGCTCCTACTAGGCTATACGAATAATCGCCGTAGCTGCTGCTGGAGCTGGGAATTGGATTTGAAAATCACCAGTACTTACTGTCTGATCCCCTCCAAAACTCAACACAGCACAAGCAGAATCAGAATCTCCAGTGTCGTAGATCAAACCACCGCAAGTAGTAAAACTAGATGTAGACCATGTTTCGTTATCGAAGTCTAAAATAGCGGTAGTACCGTCAGCAGTAGGGGTAACAGACGTAAGAAACTCACCCGGTCTGGTGTAGCCTGTAGCTGTGGGAAGTTCATCCGAACCCATGTCAGAATAATTAGTGGTTGCAGCACCATAGGTTCCACTGCCTGTAGCTGTGGCTGTAAAAAGAGCCATCTTAAACCGAGTGCTCCCCGCCGTAAAATTATGCAGACCTTTAAGAAGTTCTACTTTGAACGTTGTAGGCATTGCCGTTGTGATTGTAATTGCCATGTTATACCTCTAGTAGTTTTACTAATTCGGGATGCCCAGCATCCTTGAAACGATTGGTTAATGTAGTGTTATGTGAAGCCACCGCTTGGCGTAGATAGCCTACCAAGACCCCCTTAATTTCTTTCCTAAATGCTTCTGCTTGCGCCTGTATAACAGGGTGTGAGTTATTACCTATAGAGATAATCTTATCTAAAGCTTGTTCAGCTATTTCTTCAGGGGTAAAACCACGGTTAGATACCGTTCCTACTTTAACTATTCCTACTTCCATTCCACCTGCTGTGCTTAACATACTTTATCCTTTATTGTGGGGTTACCCGTACCACTCCTGAACGGTACGTATCTGTTTCAAGCCTTCCTGACCCCATATTTTTAAGCAATACCATAGAATCTAAATACATTTTTTGGTACAACGCCACCATATCTGGCTCACCTTTTTGAAACCGTATAGCTTCTACTAACGCAGCATTTAACAATGCGGAATCAAATTCAGTGCCAAGCCAGGTAGTACCTGCCGTTACTATAGAAGTAGGGTATTTAGCGAAGTGTATTTCTGAAGCATAAGCTGCATCGGGGGTTGGCCCTAAAATAAAAGTCCCATCTGCAAAAATCCCGTAGTGTACGGGCAATGCGGTATCAGCTGCATCGGGATAAGCTTCCCTAATAAAACTTACATCTTTGTTTATTAAATAATGGTAATCATTGGCTCCGTCTATGACGGCCAGTGAATAGACATACAGCATATTCGTAGGCATCGTCAGGTACTTATTGTTAATAGTGGTAGTACCTGTTTGATTAATCCGCATAGCAGGTAAATCTACTGTGGTATATATTTGTTGCTCAGCTTGTTGAGTGAACATAGCCAACTGATCCGCTGTAAACGTTTGTTCACAGATGTCTTCTATGTTGGTTTTTAATTCAGTGTAGTTCACTTGCTATACCTCTAGGCCATTGGCCCACGGGCAATAATGCCTTTAGTTGCTGCACCTACACCACGTATCTTAATCCCCGTAGTTTTAACAGGAGCAGAAGATTGCTCTGGTGAATTAACTGTAGTCCCCGGTTTGTAATCTTTAATTCCGGGCCACTTCTTAACTTTAATTTTATCCATCTTAGTCTCCTAAGTAATTACTATGGTAACCAACCCAATATGCCCAAAAGCAACAAGCTGGTCTACCGGTTCAATATGTGCCCGACTTTGCGGATACCCCGTAAAATCAGGTCTTGGGTCACGTATTGCCTGTGGATCAGTTACCGGGAATACACCAAGCATTAATTGTGGTTGGTCAGGGTTCCAACATTCAGGACACGCTTTTATCCCTGTAACAACCGCTTTTACCACTAACGGCTTTAACTGCCGTAACTTATACTGAAACCCACAAACATCACATTCTGCTAATGCATTTTGGCCTGACGCAAACCTTTCACTCATCCCTATCTAGCCCCATAAATGCGGGGTACTAAACTAATAGAAGCTTTTTCCCTATCCTCTCCCGCTGCCAAAGTATACTGTTCATCGTACTGCGCTTTAAGCATTTCTATTCGGGGCATTAACTCTGGAATTTTGGTGGCAATGTAATACGCCAACCCAGACACAAGTGCAGGGAAAAATCTAAAGTTCATATCTGGAGTTTGCACTCCTGAGCCAGCATCCTGTATACGCCGCAGTCTCCAGTACCTGAGTACATAGTATGGAGCAAGAGCAGTACCTTGATCAGGCACAGGCCATACGGTGACAGTAGGATTATCCCTAAGTCTGTCTACCCATACTTGAATAGGTCTACCCTGTGTTAATTTGTTGGGCACCGAAGAGTAAGTAGAAACACTAATACGTGAAAGATTAAGATCACTTTGGAGCGTAGCACTACCTGCATTCGTTCTTATAACTTGCTCGATCAAATCAATGGTAGCGGCGGGTAAATCGTAGGTAGCTGTACCTTGAACAAGGTTTATAAATCCCTCATCAATAGTCCACATATTAATGCCGCGATTGGCCCACTCAATAGTCAATAAGTTCATTGACCGTCTAGCAGTTTTAAGGTCATAGCCAGAATGTAACTCACGCCCAGCACGTTCAAATGCTTCTTCAGCAATCTCTGTGAAGTCCATTGTAAACGTAGCTGTGTTAGTAGTTGCCATTAACTTTGCCCTGTAGCTCTAGTGCGGCCTTGTCTAGCTATCCCATCAATATTTCGCCGTTTCCGTCCAGTAACGCTAGTTGCCGTTCTTTTAGTCTCACCGCCTTGCACATCAGCATTTACTACCTTAGTGCGAGGAGGGACAGCAGTCATTACACGGGGGCTAGCTACTACAGTCATTTCCCCCCCTGTCCTGGTTTTCCCTTTCCCTTTTCCTGACATTAAGACATCCCCCTCAAGGTTTTAGCTAGACGTGCGCGTTGCCCCAGTTTTCCAGAAGCTTTAGCTGCTTTGTTTAACTCTTTAGCAGGTATTTTTTCCCCTTTCTTTACCCCCAGCTCACGTTTAAGTGCCCCAGGTTTCTTAATGGCATCTTGA